ATGCAACCTAAAGTTCGCCGAATTGCCGCCTACGCCGTCGCGATCGGTCTGATGGTGACGGGCGTTGCGGCCCTCGCCCGGGGGCTACAGGTGCTGGTGGGTGTTGGATTGTTCTTGCTGCGGGATTTTCCTGAGGCGCCCACCCTTTTGGTGTTGTTATCCCTTGGACTTTCCGGAAGCGGACCGGCCTTGCTCGTCGCTTCGCTATGGCTTTGGCGCGCCTCGCGCAAAGCGGGGCGTCGGGCGACGGCCCTGCGCTGGATGGCGCCGGTTGTTCTGGCGCTCGGCCTAGCCGGGGTGGTTTGTTGGCTGGTCTTGGACAGTGAGAAGGTCTCCTTCGAGAGTTGGGGCGATTACCTGGCCATCCGACTGATCCTTCCCGGCCTCGCCGCGCTTCCCGCCGGCGCTTGGCTGTTCACCGAATTGCGCCGGCGCACGGACGCTGAGTGATGGCATTCGACTTGCGCGACCGAATTAGTTCTCTTTTTGTTCTTGACATCGCGACGACTTTTCGGTAGAGTTTTGTCAGCGTTGATTGGTGCGCCTAACGCTCCGCCCTAGAGGCGATGAGCGGCGGCCAGGTCGCGATTTCCAACACCGTTTGCGGTTCGGCTCCCGGTTGGGAGCGGGCCGCCATTCTACCCGCCGGGAATGCTCGCGCGGGCGCTTGCATATGTGCTTTCCGTGGGGGCCAGCCTTGTCCGACGACGAGATCATCAAAGAGGCCCGCGAGGCCTTCGAGCGGGCGGCGGACGCCGAGGCCGAGAACCGGCGCGACGCGCTGGACGACCTCAAGTTCGCGAGGCTCGGCGAGCAGTGGCCGGCTGAGATCAAGCGCGAGCGGGACCTGGACGGGCGGCCCTGCCTGACCATCAACCGGCTGCCGGCCTTCATTCGCCAGGTGGTCAATGACGCCAGGCAGAACAAGCCCTCGATCGTCGTCCATCCGGTGGACAGCCAGGCCGACCCCAAGACCGCCGAGGTATTCAACGGCCTGATCCGGCACATCGAGCAGAGCTCGGACGCGGAGGTCGCCTACGACACCGCGCTCGACTTCGCGGTGACCGGCGGGTTCGGCTACTTCCGGATCAACACGCGCTATTCGTCCGACGACACTTTCGATCAGGATCTGGCGATCGAGCGGGTGGCCAATCCGTTCTCGATCTACGGCGACCCCGACGGGACGGCGGCGGACTCATCCGACTGGAACTCGGCGTTCGTGGTCGACACCTTGCCGAAGGCCGCCTTCGAGGCGCGCTGGAAGGGCGCGGACGCCGTGGACTGGACGGCGGACAGCTATGCGTCGCTGACGGGGCCCTGGCTCGAGGGCGACCGGGTGATGGTGGCCGAGCACTGGCAGCGTGTGGCTGTGCAGCGGAGCATCGTGGCGCTGTCCGACGGCCAGGTGGTCGAGGTCGAGACCTACGAGAAGCAGAAGGCGATGTTCGATGCGCTCGGCGTCACCGTCGTAGGCCGGCCGCGCAGCGTGGCGAGCCACAAGGTCACCCAGCGGATCCTGACGGGCGCCGAGGTGCTGGAGACCGTGGAGTGGGCGGGCAAGTACATCCCCATCGTGCCGGTCTATGGCGAGGAACTGCATATCGACGGCCGCAGGCGGCTGCGCAGCCTGGTGCGCGACGCCAAGGATCCGCAGCGGATGTTCAACTACTGGCGCACGACCTCGACGGAGCTCGTCGCGCTGGCGCCCAAGACGCCGTTCATCGGCCGCAAGGGCGCCTTCGAGACCGACAGCGCCAAGTGGGCCACGGCCAACATCCAGAGCCACGCCTATATCGAGTACGACGGACCCGAGCCGCCGATGCGCCAGGGCTTCGCCGGACCGCCGGCCGGGGCGATGGCCGAGGCGCTGAGCGCCAGCGACGACATGAAGTCGATCATGGGGCTCTATGACGCGAGCCTCGGGGCGCGGTCGAACGAGACCTCGGGCAAGGCGATCCTGATGCGCCAGCGGGAAGGCGACGTCTCGACCTTCCACTACATCGACAACCTGAACCGGGCGATGCGGCACGCCGGGCGGATTCTGCTGGACCTGATCCCCAGGGTCTATTCGACGCCGCGCGTCGTGCGGGTGCTGGGACCGGACGGGCAGTCGCAAGCGGTGCCGGTGAACCAGCCGCCGGGCGCCGCAGCGGGGGCGGCCGCGGACCCGACCGGCCAGATCCGCGAGATCGAGAAGGTCTACGACTTGACGGTCGGGACCTACGACCTGACGGTGACCTCCGGACCCAGCTTCACCAGCCGCCGGGAGGAGGCGGCCAACCAGATGATCGAGCTGATCCGCGCCTATCCGGCCGCAGCCCCGGTGATCGGCGACCTGCTGGCCAAGAACCTCGACTGGCCGGGGGCCGACGAGGTGGCGCAGCGGCTGCAGGCCATGCTGCCGCCCCAGGCCCGCGGCGGGTCCCCGGACGCGCAGACGGCCCAGGCGGCCCAGGCGCAGCTGGCCCAACTCGCCCAGGCGCTTGCCGCGGCGAAGGCCGAGATCGCCGCGCTGAAGCAGGATCGCGCCCACGCGACGCGCCAGTTGGAGATCGAAGCCTTCGAGGCCGAAACCAACCGGATGAAGGTGATGCAGCGCTAGGGGATGGGCGCCGTGGAGTCCGCAAGCAGCGACTCTGCCGTAAGCGGCCGATGGCGTGTGAACCCGCGAAAGGCGCTGCGACCCAGCAGGGCGGCCAAGGGCAGGTTCGCCAGGCCAATGGCCGCTGCCAGTCCGACGAAGGGGTAATAGACAGTCCCGTCGCTGTGCGGATGCGTGATGAGCAGCGCGGACACCAGGCCGCCCACGCCGACCCAGAGCGCGCAGATCGCGGTGCTGCCCCAAAGCAGCCATGCGCGGCGTTGCGGCGCCGGGGGATCGGGACTGAGGTTGCCCGCGGTCACGAAGGCCCAGACGCCGCCGGCGAAAATCGGGAGGAAGGCGATGCAGGCGCCGGCGCGACCGCCAATCAGAGCTCCCGGCAGAGGCGCCACAAGCCAGGGCGCGCCGCCATAGACCAGGATCGCGACGGCGCGCCAGACATCACCGCGCGGGAAACGGTCCGCGACCCGCCACAGCGCCCACAGGCCCCAGACGAAGTAGCCGATCGCCCAGGTGATGAAGGCGATGGCGTACATATCGGGGTCGTTCTTGTAGAGGCCGAACGCGAAGAAGAGGGGCGGGAGGCCAACGAGCTTTTCGGCCTGCATGCCCAGCGACGTGGACCGGTCGGGATTCCGTGGCGTGAACGGTTCGTTCTGCATTCGTTCGAGTCTAGCGCGGCCGGAAAGAATTTCAATCAACGGTGGAGGTCCAGATGGCCGACGAAGATGGCAGCGCAAGCCCCTATGCGCCCGGCGCGTCGCAGGTCGCCGGCGGCCTCCTCGATGGTCAAGCCAAAGCTGTGGAGCGGGTCGGCGAAGGAATGCTGAAATCCGCGAAGCCCGGCGCCCGCTTCCTCTTGAAGCGGATACCCGGCGCGCCTGCGCTGGTCTTCGACCTTGCGGATGTGGCGATGTCGCCGAACAAGACCCGCGCGTGGTTCGGCCTAGCTGGCGGGCTCGCAGGCGGAGCCGCGGGGGGAGCCCTGGGTGCGGCCGCCGGCGGCGTGAATGCGCCTATCGGGGCGGCTGTGGGCTCGGCCTTCGGCCAAGGCGTCGGTGAGCGCATCTATGACGACCACGCCGCCCGGATCGACCGCATCGTGAGCGATCCGCGGGGCGAGATCGACAATGACCTCGACGCCACGAAGCAGTGGATGAACGACCGCTGGCGCCACATCGCCGGCCAATAGCTCAAGACGCCCGTTTCGCGCCACGCGCGCCTTTCTCCACCTCCGCCCACGGGCGGCCATCCCAAGGGAAAACATGGACAAGAACGACGACGCCCTGATGGGCGAGGACGCTATCGCGCCTGTGGACCAGGACCTTCCCGACGCCACCGGGGACGGGCCGGACGACGACACCTTCGAGGTCGAGCACGAGGGCGACGTCTATCAGCTGCCCGGCGCCCTGAAGGGCGGGTTCCTGCGGCAGGCCGACTATACCCGCAAGACCCAGGAACTGGCGCAGCATCGCCGCGCGCTGATCGCGGAGCGGGAAGCCGTGGCCCAGCAGGCCCACGCGGTGGGCCACGCCCACGCCGGCGGCGTGCAGCTGGCGGCGCTGGATCATCAGCTCGCCGACCTGCGCGGCGTCGACTGGCAGGCCTTCGCGGCGCATGACCCGCACGGCGCCCAGGCTCTGTGGGGCCGCTTCCAAGCTCTGGCCCAGGCGCGCGACGGCCTGGCGCAGACCCTGGCGCACCATCGCTCGCGCGCCGAGGTGCAGGCGGCGCGCGAGGCGGCGGCGCGCATGGCCGCCACTGGGCAGAAGCTGCAGCAGGAGATCGACGGCTGGTCGCCGGAACTGGCCGCCAAGCTGGTGGACTACGCCCGCGGCCACGGGGTGACGCTGGACGAACTGGGCGCCGCGGACGATCCGCGGGTCTGGAAGATCCTGCACTGCGCCTATCGGGGCGACAGCACCCGGCGCCAGGACGGCGCCGCGGCCTCGGCCGTCCGCGCCCAGGCCGTGCGGCCAGCGATCATGGTCAGCGGTTCGGCGGCCGGCGGCGGCGGCGTGCGCGACGAGCTCGCCACCAAGGAATGGATGAAGCGCCGCAACGAACAGATGCGGCGGGGCCGCTGATGAGCGAAGCTCCCAGTTCCACCGGCAATCCGTTCCTGGCGAACAATGGGTCGCTGCTCGTGCCCGCTCCCGATCCCGGCGGGTTGCTGGGCGCAATCCGGAGCCAGACCCCATCGCCAGATGGCATCCTTCTTTCGCCGCGGGAACTTGTGGCGCTGCAGATGGCCCCACGACGCGGTCCGGGCACGGAAGTGACGGTTCACGCCCGGCCGGTGGAAAACGCCGCTGGCTTGGCTGACCACATGTTCGTGGAGTACGACGACGGCAGCAGGCGACTCATCGCCAGAGGCGAGCCTTCGCTTGAAGGCCCCGACTTCTGGGGCGGAACGATCGACGGCTCGAACCGGGTCCGCGCCGCCGTAACGCCCGCGGCTCAAAGCAAAGACTATGCGAAGCCGTCCCGCGTGCTTGGCTCGAGATTCCTGCCGAACGAGACTGCAGAGCAGGCAGCCCTGCCAGCACTGCTCCACGCCCAGGGCGTCAATCGGGGCGGCAATTTCTACGGCATCTGGGACAGCAACTCGAACAGCTTCGCTGGCGATGTTTCGGAGCCGATCTTCGGTCGACGGATGGGAGATGGACGAACGCCGGGTTACCGGACCCATCTTCGCGACGACGGCGCTCCGCCGCCGCCTTTGGATCTGGCGGCGTACTTGCGCTATCCGGCCCTTTGAGCCGCCGCCCTTCGACCCCTGCGAAACATCATCGCGACGGCTCTAGTCCGTATCGTGCGGGCCCAGCAGGGTGATGAGCGTCGCCACCGCGCCAGCGAGGCAGGTCGCGGCCACCGGCGGCATCAACATCATCACGGCCAAGGCATTGGTGTCGTCCTGACGCGTCGCGTGGACGGCCGAGGCCTGCCAGGCGACCGGTATGAGAGCGGGCAACCAGATCAACAGCAGGCGGCGGACAACGCCACCGGCGTCCCAGGCAGACGCGATCGACCAGATGCCGGCGCCCGCGACGTAGGCCGCCGCGCCGCCGTAGGCCAGCCACAGATCCACGTCTCCGAAGTTTCGCCCGATGCCAGCCCCTATGAGGACGAAGGACATCCCGACGACCAAGACCGAGCCGGACCATCGCTGCCAAACGGAAAGGCTTTTTATAGACCACATCGAGAACGGCTCGCGTTCCTGTTTCGTTCAAGACATAGGTGACGCTTGTCCGCGTGACAAGCGGTAGGGCGCCGATCCGGGCTGAGCCTTCCTGGGCCACCGCCCGGAACACCGGGCCCGCCGAAGACTCAAGACTCCAAAGCCGCCGCCGGCTGACTGCCGGCCGGCGCCGAGCACGCGCGGTCTCCGCGCCTCGGCGGCTTTCGCGGCTCAATCACAACCCCATCCTTGAAAGGACGACCAAATGGCCAACGCCATCCTGACGCCGACCGCGGTGACGCGGGAGGCCCTGCGCGTGCTGCACCAGAAACTCAACTTCGTAGGCTCGATCACGCGCGAATACGATGACAGCTTCGCCCGTCAGGGCGCCAAGATCGGCGACACCCTGAAGGTGCGCCTGCCCAACCAGTATGTGGTGAGAACCGGCGCCCCCCTGGGCAACAACAGCACGCTCAACGACACCACGGAGACCTCCGTGGACCTGAAGGTGCAGACCCAGAAGGGCGTCGACCTGAACTTCACCTCGGTGGACCTGACTCTGGCCCTCGACGACTTCTCCGAGCGCATCCTGGAGCCGGCCATGGCCGTGCTGGCGGCGAACATCGAGTCCGACGCCATGACCATGTACAAGGACGTCTACAACCAGGTGGACAACCAGGGGCAGTCGGCGACGTTCGCCAAGGTGCTGCAGGGCCGCAAGATCCTGGTGGACAACCTGGCGCCCCTGAACGGCCGGACCTGCAACCTGAACACCCAGGACAACGTCGACCTGGTCGACGCCCTGAAGGGCCTGTTCAACGACCAGACCACGATCAGCAAGCAGAACCGCGAAGGCTTCATGGGGCGGACCGCCGGGTTCGACTTCATGGAGAACACGTTGTGGCCCTCGCATTCGCGCGGCGCGGCCACGGGCGCCTACACCACCTCGACCTTGGTCGGCGTACTGCCGCTTGTCGCCACGCCGGTGACATCGATCACCGTCGCGACCGGTACGGGTGCGGCAGTGAAGGGCGACATCTTCACCATCGCCAACGTGTTCCGGGTGCATCCGGAAACCAAGCAGTCCACCGGCATCCTGCAGCAGTTCGCTGTGGCGGCGGACTACGCCGGCGGCGCCGGGGCGGTCTCGATCACGCCGGCGATCGTCCTGAGCGGGCCCTATCAGAATGTGGTGATCCCGACCACGTCGGCCACGGCGGCCCTGAGCTTCTCGGGGGTGATCTCCACGAACTACGGTCTGTCCATGGCCTACCAGAAAGGGGCCTTCGCCTTCGCGAGCGCCGATATGGTGATGCCGCGGGGTGTCGACTTCGCTGCGCGGGAGGCCTTCGACGGGGTCTCGATGCGGATCGTGCGGCAGTACGACATCAACTCGGACAAGTTCCCGTGCCGGCTCGACGTGCTCTACGGGTTCAAGACGATCCGCCCGCAGCTCGCCTGCCGGTTGGCCAACCACTGACGCATTGAACGCGGGGAGCTGCTCTCGCAAGCGGGCGGCTCCTTCCGCGCATCTCTTCCAATCTCAAATCGGAGGGCCGCCCATGGGCGCCATGATCAACGAAGACCGTTTCGGCGTCTGCGCGCTGGCGCTCGATGTCGCCTCGGTTGCAGCCAACACCTCGGCCGAACAGAGCTTCACCGTGAAGGGCCTCAGGCCCGGCGACTTTGTCCACGTCAACAAGCCATCGCTGCACGCCGGTCTGGTGGTGAGCACCGCCAGGGTGTCGGCGACGGACACTCTGGCCATCACGTTCGGCAACATGACCGCGAGCGCGATCGATCCGGCCACGGAACCCTATCTGCTGTTCTACTTCCGACCGGAAAAGACCTTCGGCGCGGCGGTGTTCTGAGCTTGCGGCCGACAGCTATCAACTCCGCCCACCGCACATGTGGCGTCGCCCTGTCGCACGGCATTTTCGTTCCCACTTCGTTCCGGTCATGATAGAGCTTTGGACGTGGTCTCGAACGAGAGGCAAGAATGGGCAGGATGCTGCGCTTCCTAGCCGGAATGGCCGTGGGCGTTTCGGGGTTCACCGCCATCCTTCTCGTAGGGGGGATAGGGTATGAAGCCTTTCTCCATCGCGACCATGGCGGGCGTCTCGAGCGAGCCATGTTGACGGGGCGCGGCGCCGACCTCAGCCGGGTGGGGGCAGAGGATATCGTGCTTGCCTCCTCTCACCTGCTGATCCGACAGCACTGCCGTGGGACCTGCGACGACATCCCGTGGGTATCCGGCGATCTGTTGGGGGTCCGCGTGCTCGATGCTGACAGCCGGCTTCTTGTCGAACGCTGGAACGGGCTACGGCGTGCGCCGTGGGCGCGGCACGCCTGGTGGCTTGGTCTCAGGACGAGCCCCGCCCCACCGAGGCCGCAATCATGATCGGGCAATCGGAGGCGTCGCCGGCGCGCCGAATTCGGCTGACCGCCTTCTCTTGGGGGGCGATCACCGGAAGTGCAATGTTCGCGATGGTATGGCTTGCCACGGTCGCCCTCCCGGCCCCTGCGCGCGATCCGGCCTACGATCTCCAGGTGGTCGTCGCCGGGGGTGATGTGACGCGCGCCGGAGGTCGGCAGGTCGTCGTAGTGTTGGGCGCCGCCAACACCGTCACCTGCAACGACGCGTGCGACGACCTGTGGGTCAACTGGAAGACTGGGGACAATGATGCCGCGGTCAAGATTCTCGACGCCCACGGCGTCTGCATCGCGTCCGGGCAAGACCAGTATGTGACCAATGGCGAGACCACGCGAATTGTAGTGTCCGGCCAGGCGGCGCTCCAGATCAGGTCGAGCCTCATCCGTCTGAGAGCGGACGGCACAGCCGAAGCCTATCCGCCGGCCGATAGACCTGGGCCAGCGACCCAGCCTGGCGCGTAGTCACAAGAAGCCGAACCTTGTCAGTCGCCGTGACGCGCGTCGAGCGCGCGCCGACGCACGTCCATGCAATCCGACGAACAGGATCACCATGTCCATCACGACCTATGCCGAGCTGCAGGCGGCCGCGGCCAACTGGCTGGTGCGCGGGGATCTGATCCAGCGCATCCCGGAATTCATCACCCTGGCGGAAGCCCGGCTGAACCGGGTGTTGCGGGCGCGACTCGCGGAAGTCGAGGTCACGCTGACGGCGACCGCCGGCGCGCGCACGCTGCCGCTCCCGGCCGGTTTCGCCGAGCCGCTGGCGCTGTGGATCGCGATATCCGGCGAGCGCCAGGCGTTGCGGTTCATCGAGCCCAGCCTGCTGGGCGCCTCGAGCCTGCAGGGGCAGCCGCGCAGCTGGTCGATCGACGGGAGCAACCTGGCCTTCGACCGGCCCTGCGACCAGACCTATGGCCTGGTGCTGCGGATGTTGGCGCGGTTCGCGCTGTCACCCGGCCAGCCGACCAACGGGCTCCTGGCGGACTATCCCGACGCCTATCTGTTCGCGACGCTCGCCGAAGCCGGCCCATTCCTGCGCGACGACGCCCTGGCGGCGGCCTACGAGGCGCGGCTGGACCGGGCGATCGCCGAGATCAACACCAAGGACGCCCGCGCCCGGTCGCCGCGCACGCTGGCCACCGAGATTCCGCGCCGGGGCCGGGCGGACTTCGACATCACCAGGGGAGTTTGACCATGCTGACGCCCATTGGGCCGGGGATCCCGGCCGCCTTCCACGCGGTGCTGACATCGATCCACGACGCAATCCGCGCGCTGCAGACCCCCGGGGCGCCCGCACCAGTTTTCGCCGTGGCGCAGGCCAAGCTGCCGCCGGCGGCGAGCTATCCGCAGTGCGTGGCGCTGATCAGCGACCTCAACGTCCTGGCCCATTCCGACGGGGTCCACTGGGTCCGTGAAGACACCGGCGCGGTGGTCGTCTGATGCCGTCGTCATTTTCCGCCTCCCTGCGCTTCGAGCTGCAGTTCACCGGCGAGAACATCAATCTCTGGGGCGACAAGCTGAACACGGTGCTGGCTCACGCCGACTACGCGGTGGCGGGCTGGCTGACCAAGGCCCTGACCGGCGACTATGCGCTCACCACCGCCAACGCCGGCGACGACGAAGCCCGCGCGGCGATGGTGAAGTTCACCGGCGCCGGCCCGTTCACGGTGAGCATCCCCAGCGTCAGCAAGAGCTATCACGTGTGGAACGCCTGTTCGGGCGCGGTCACGATCACCACGGGCGCCGGCGCGACGGCGGTGATCCAGCCCGGCGAGGCCGTGACCGCGATCTGCGACGGAACCAATGTCAGGCGGGTGGTCGCCACGGATTTCGCAGCCCAGCGGCTCACCTCGGTCGCCGATCCGAGCGGGCCGCAGGACGCCGCCACCAAGGCCTATGCCGACAACCTGGCCTTCACCGCCAACGCCGGGATCCTGCCGGCCCAGGCGGGAGCGGCCGGGCAGGCGTTGTTCACCAACGGTGCGACGGCGCTCTGGAAACCGATCGCCACCGCCGACCTCTCCGACTTCAGCAGCAAGATCCTGGGGGTGCAGGTCGCCCTCGCGGTCGCCCTCTAGGAGCCCTCCATGCCCGGGACAGCCAATTCCATCATCACCCCGCAAACGCCGAAGTCGGCGATGGTCAATGTGTCCACCGCCAACACCAACTTCACGCCGGCTAGCCCGCCGACCGCAACGCTACTGCTCACCGCGGGATCGAGCGGAGGCCGGCTGACGCGGATCGTGGCCGTCCCTTGCGAGACGGTGACGGCCAGCGCGTTGCAGATCTACCGGTCCATCGATGCGGGGACGACGAAGTTCCTGGCTGCGGCGCAGACCTGCGGCTCAGACACCGTCAGCGGCACGGACGGCTCGCTCACAGTGGATTTCGGGTTCAGCGACGACAACCCGATGATCCTCCAGGCGAGCGAGCGCATCTACGTGGCGACCGGTATTTCCAAGAGCTTCAACTTCATTGCAGAATGGGCGGACTACTGATGCCGGCGGGGCAATCCCTCAAGGGGTTCGTCAGTCAATCGATGCGGCCGGGGAAGTCAAACAAGCGGCTTCAGGAGCCGTTCGTCTTTCCCTGGGGGGCATCCTACGTCTTCAAGCCGCCGAAGGCCGGGTATTGGAAATTCGTGCTCTGGGGCGCGGGCGGTGATGGTTCGGTCGTTACAGCTGGTGGGGCATCCGGTGCTTACGTAGAGGTCACAAAATTTCTGACCTTGGCACAAACTGTCACGCTTGTAGTCGGTGAGTTCGCTTTGAACTACGTGGACACCACGGCGACCTTTCCGGATGGCTCGATTGCCTCCGCAGGCAGGGCATCTGTCGTAACGGGCGGAATCGCAACGGGCGGGGATGTCAACCTCAACGGGAGCCCCGGAACCGCGGGTTCAACCAGTTCCAATGGCGCTACCGGCGCTGGAACGGGAGGTGGCCCGGGCGGCCTTCATAGCGCTGCAGCCGATGGTGGAGCAGGAGCGCCCGCTATGCTCCCGTACCGGGGCGGGCACGGGCAAATGGCAGGGACAAACAGTGTCGGTCATGGGGCCGGGAATGGGCAGGGCGGTACGCTTCCTGGTCCCGGGCTCGCGATCGCGGTGTATATGCGTGCCTAGCGCCTACGGAGGATCGTCAGCTTGTCCCGACATTTGGGGAACTGCGGGATATCCACTTCGGCCAACACCTCGAAAGCTATCTTGAGAAATTCATAGAGATCTGGCGTGCCCGTTACGCCCTCGGGTCCATCTCCAATTAACGCGAGACGGCGTCCTGGTTCGATCTCTTGGACAGCATCGAGTGCCCAGGGATCGCCCTGGGTAGGCCAGGAACAGAATACCGATCGAGTTGGATAGCCTCGGACGGCCGCCGTAGCGTCAGATAGAACTAGAGGACGGTAACGGCCGAGCTGAAAGCCATAGCCAATGGGGCCGACGACCTGTGCGTCTGTGGCGACGATGTCTAGTCCGGCATTCTGTAACATCGCCGCCAAATAGCCAGTTCCGGCGCCCAATTCGACCAACGGGGACAGGGGGCGAAGTGCCTCGACCATCTCAGCGCAGGGGATCGCGAAACCCCACTGCCGCGCAAATCCCAAGCGGACGAATTTCAGTTCTGCTGGCCCCTCCGATGTAAATCCGGCGTTTCGCAGTTCGAGGGCGCTAGGCGGCCTCCCACTCGCCACCCAATCGGCAATCGAGGACAACGGTGAGGCGGCCAACTGCTCGTCCTGAAATCGCTCGTAAATCCCCCGCGCGTCCGCGACCGCATCTGCACTCATTTTGCGACACTACCACGGGAAGCTAACCGGTCGCATCCCGCTAGACCTGCCGTGGCCTCCAACCGCTTCGATACCGCGTTCGCCGCACTCGTCTCCGGAGGTGTAATTTCAACGTTCAGCCTTGTCGCCGGTTTCACCGGACCACGTCGCCGCCCGCAACACCACCAGCCCCATCTTCGCCAGCGTTCCCACCACCACGACCGCGAGATCGGGCGAGAGTTGGGCGACACGGGCGAGGGCCTTGATCGTCTTGGGGCCGTTTTCGAGTTCGGACCACATCGGCAGGACGACGACCTCAGGGACCACGACGCCCGGAAAAAGGTCGTCGCGGGCCCGTTCGCGATAGGTCTCGAGGGTCACGCCCTCGGCGAGAGCGACCTGGGTGGCATGGCCGATCCGGGTTGTGGGGTAGTGGCCGAAGGTGTGGAACGGGTCGAGGCGGGACGGGGCCGCACGCGGCGCGGCCTGCGCCCATGCCAGGTCTTCGGGGTTCGCCGCTGCGGCGGCGCGGCGCGCGTTCAGGTCGGCCCAGAGAGCCTGGTACTGACGAAAGACATGGGCCCAGTCGAACAACTCTCGCGCCCTGGCCTGGCCGGCGAGGCCCATGGTCCGGCGAAGGTCCGGCTGCTCGACCAAGAGGGTCAGGCGATCGACAAGTTCCGCCATCTCGACGGATGTCGCGGCGGCGACGACCCACGAGTAGCGATCATAGGTGATGGCGGCGAGTTCGTGCCGTAGGGCGTAGGTCTGGCCTGCCATACCGGCCTCCGGGGCCCAGGTGGCGACGCGGAACCCATCCACCCCGTCCCGCACGGTGTCGCGGTAGCCATTGTAGTCGGAAACCAGGACCGGCATGCCGCGGGCCATCGCCTCGAGCGGCGTCAGGCCGAAGGTTTCCTGGATGCCGTCGGCCAGCGAGATGAAAATGTCGCCCGCCGCCCAGGCGCTGCGCCGCGCATCGTCGTCGCGGCTGTCGACCCGGACGAGCCGGACGTCGGGCGCGTACTTCGCGGCGCCGGCAAGGTAGGCCGCCTCGATATTCTCGGTCGGCGCGCGGCCGCAAAGGATCAAGACCAGTTTCTGCCTCGTCCGTTCGGCGGCGGCCTGCAGGCCGAGGAACATCGGCAATGGATGGGCCTTGCCGGCGTAGACGAGGCGTCCGACGTAGAGGCCCGCGACCTCTTCGGGCGCGATGCCGAGTTTGGCCCGCGCGGCATGCGGTTCATCCTCGCCGATGTCGAAATCGCGGCAGTGGACGCCAAGGGGGATGATGGGGAGCTGCGGCGGCTGCAGGCGCACCTGCGGGCCGAAGCGCCATTTCAGGAAATCCCCCTGCGCCTCCAACACCAGTTGCACGCTCTTCAAAGCGCCGGTCGATGTGCAGATGAGCGCGTCCCAGGGCGTCACCGCCTCGGAGAGGAGCTCCGTGAGCACCTGCTGCATGTTGGCGGAGGCCAGGGTGTGGGTGACCCCGCAAAGTGAGTAGCTTGCCGGGCCTACGCGCAACCGCACGCGGGCGAACGTCGTCAGCGTCGGATCGGCGATGTAGAGGACACCGCGGGTCTGGCCAATTCGCTCCGGCTGTTCGCCGTGGATCCAGATCGGCTCCGCCGCCGGGTCGAAATCTCGGACCATGCGCTCGAACATCTGCGCCGACGCCTTGAGAGGCGTGTAGCCGTAAACCGGACCTTCGCCACGCCCCTGCACGGCGGCGCGCAGAAATCCGTTGCCGGCGGACTGGCGCCCAAGCAGCCAAGGGCGGTTCAGATCGTAGCCGTCGGGCTCAAAGCGGATGACGGCGTCGGTCGGCTGGTCGGGCATTCCGCTGTCCTTAACGAGCTTGCCCGCCTTCGTCGACGTGGCCCGCGTCCATCCACTTCTTCATGGGAGACGGCATGCGAATTCCGCTCGATCTGCCGCCTGGTCTCAACGGCGACGACACCAGCTTTTCCGGAAACGGTCGCTGGGCCGACGGGTCCAACGTGCGGTTCCGGCTCGGCCGCGCCCAGGTGATCGGGGGTTGGGAAAGCCTGACGGCCACGCCGTTGACCGGCGTGTGCCGCACAGCCTTCCCCTGGAGCGACAACGCCGCGGTGCTGAACGTGGCGTTCGGGACGCATCTGAAACTGCAGCTGTGGCAGGGTGGGACGCTGGTCGACCTCACGCCGACGTCGGGATTCACGACCGGGGCGATCGACGGCGCGGGCAGCGCCGGCTATGGCACCGGCGCCTATGGCTTCGGCGGCTTCGGTCAGCCTTCGACCACGGACTATTTCCCACTGACCTGGTCGTTCGGGGCCTGGGGTCAGAACCTGCTGGCCAGTCCGCGGAACCAGACGATCTTCAGCTGGACGAACGACACGGCCGTGAAGGCCGTGGCGCTGGCGAATGCGCCGGCCAACGTGACCCACATGCTGGTGGCGCCCCTGAACGGCGGCTACCAGGTCTTTGCGCTGGGCTGCAACGAAGAGCTCTCCGGGACCTTCAATCCGCTGTGCATCCGCCATTCCTCGATCCGCAAGAACGACGAGTGGAGCACGACGGCGCCCGGGTCGACGGCGCGGGAGTATGTGCTGACCGGCGGCGGGCGGATCGTCGCCGGCAGGATGTGCGGACCCTACATGCTGGTCTGGACGAGCGACGCCCTGTTCCTGGGGAGTTTCGTAGGCGCGCTGAACCAGCCATGGCGGTTCGATCGGGTCGGCCGCAACTGCGGCCTGATCGGGCCGAACGCTGCGGTGGTGGTCGGCCAGACGGCCTTCTGGGCGAGTCCCGATCGGCAGTTCTACAGCTACGGCATAGGCGGCCAACCTCAGGCCATCCCGTGCCCCATACGCCAGGATTTCGCCGACCAATTGGCGGCGAGCCAGGGTGACAAGGTCATCGCTTCCTCCAATGCCGAATTCTCGGAGGTGCGGTTCGACTATCCCGACAGCCGGGATGGCTATGAGAACAGCCGCTACCTGAGCCTGGCGCTTTCCGGCGGCGACGCCGGGGCCTGGCACCGCGGGATCATGGCGCGTACGGCCTTCGTGGACGCCGGACCTTCGCTCTATCCGCTGGGTGTGACCTACGAGGGCCGCGTCTACCACCATGAGAAGGGCCACTCGGCCGATGGTCAGCCGTTCGCCTGGTTCATTGAGACGGCCGACAGCTACCTTGACCCCGATACTTGCATGCTTGTTCGGGAAATCTGGCCGGACTTCAAAGACCAGCAGGGGCCGGTGACGGTGAGCCTGTCTGCGCGGCGGCATCCGCAGGACAGCGAGCAGGTCGTGACCGCGCCGGCGATGGCGGCGGGCGATGCGAAGGCGGACGTGCTGATTTCCGGACGCCTTTTCAAGGTGACGTTCGCAGGTTCCAGCGCGCCGACCGCATGCCGAATTGGACAGCCGGTTTTCGATGCCACCGCCGCGGGGCGGCGATGAGCTTCGAGGTCGACTGGGCGCGGTGCGCGCCCTGGCTGGAGGCCGCGCTGGATCACGCCGGGCGAACCCATTCGCTAGACGACGTGAAGCTTGCGATCGGCCGTGGCGAGGCGCGGCTCTGGCCGGGGTCGCGGAGCGCCTTGATCGCGCTGGTCGAGGCGGACCCGGGTGAGCGGCGGCTGCTGATCTGGCTGGCCGGCGGCGAGCGCGAGGAGCTCGAGACCGAGATCCTGCCGCTCGTCGAAGCATGGGGCCGCGCGAGCGGATGCCGCCGCGCCCTGGTGATCGGCCGGGCCGGCTGGGAGCGGACATTGAAATCGAAAGGCTACGCGCCCCTGGCGCGCATCGTCGGAAAGGATCTCTAGATGAGCTTGAAGATCGGCGGCTCGAAATCGAGCACGAGCGGCACCTCGAACACCACGACCAACTCCACGACCACGCCCAACGTCCCGGAGTGGGCGTCGAGCCTGACGCAGAATGTCGCCGGGCGGGTGGGCGGACTGCTGGGGGCGGATCCGCAGAGTTTCGTCGCGCCGGCGAACTATCTGCAGAACCTGGCCGGCGCCAACGCGACCAATCTTTCGGGCACGCCCTGGGACTATGACGCCGCCTTGAACCTGACCGGCGCGGTCGCCAACAGCGATACGCCGAGCATCGCGGACAACATCGGCCAGCTCATGAATCCCTACCTGAAGCAGGTGGTGGGCGCGACCTCGGCGGACCTCGACGCCAACGACGCGAAGGTGAGGGCGCAGCAGGCCCTCGACCTCGCGGGTTCGGGCGCCTTCGGCGGTTCGGGGGCGGCGCTGACCCAATCGGCCACCGAGGGCGAACTCGCGCGGGCGCGGGCCACGACGCTCGGAACCCTTCGATCGCAAGGCTTCGCCCAGGCGCTGGGCGGCGCCACCTCCCAGGCGCAACTGCAGCAACAGCAGCAGGCGCAGCGGCTGGCGGCGGCGGGGCAGTTCGCGAATATCGCCGGCGCCTATGGCGCAAACCAGCGGGCCAACATCGCCACCCAGACGGCGACCGGCGACGACCTGCGCAACATCACCCAGCAGCAAGACCAGGCGCCGGTGACCAGCACCGCCCAGGTCGTGGCCATGCTGAATGGGTTGCCGATAAATCTGTTCACCGGGCAGACGACGAATGGGACCGCCAGCAACGTAAGCACCGGTAGCACCAAGGGATCCAATTGGGGCCTATCCTTCGATCCGGCTGCGATGGCTGCGGCGGCGTTGGCGCCGGGCGCCAGCCTCAGCTCAATTTTCGGGGCAGCCGGCTGATGGCGGCGCCTACAGGTCCTGAACGCCTGGCGGCGGTGGAGCAGCGTCTCGCCGACCATGAAGCACGCTGTGAGGAGCGCTTGGGGGAGATCAGGCACACCGCCGCTGACACGTTGAAAGCTGTCGAGGGCCTGAAGAATCGCTTCTGGGTCATCGCGCTGTCCCTCCTGGCCTGGGCGATGGCTCAGGTCTGGGCGGGCAACCAGGCGCGTCTGGCGCACCTCGAAACCCGCCACTCTGTCGCCCTCCAGGAGGTCGCGGCGGTCGTCGACGGTGCCGAGGGCCGGAGATCGCCGCGGTGAGCCCTCGCCTTGTCCTGACGCTGGTGGCCGCCGCGATGATCGTGACCCTTGCAGGCGGTCTATACTGGAAAGGCCGTCATGACGGCGTCGCCCAGGAGCGCCCCAAGATCGAGGCGGCCTTGGCGCAGGCGAAGGTCGCGAGTCTGGAGGCGCAGGGGGCCCAGGCCAGCGCCCAACGGGTCGATGCGGTCATCCGTCGGCGCGACGCCGCCAAGGCCGTCGTCGCCCAGCTCACGCCCAAGGCCCTGAAATCGGAGGACGCCAATGCGCCGCTCGACCCCGCCCGCGCTGCTCGCCTGCGCGATGCTGACCTGCAGCTGTGCGACGACGATCCCGCGCTCGCCGGCTGCGCCGCGCGTGGAAATGCCGGCTGAGGCGTCGGAGAGCTGCGATCTCTATCTGCTGCCCCAATCGCCCACCCAGGCGGACCTGGAGATCGGCTACGCCACTCGCGGCGCTCAGATCGTGGCCTGTGACGCCGCCCGGGCGCTCGCCGTGCAGACACATGCCGCCGAGCATGCGTTGGAGGACCAGGTCACCGGGAAGGCGCGTCCGCCCTCCCGTTGAGTTCGCGGACGTAGGCGCCCACGTCGCCCGGCCAATCCGCGGTGAGCTGTTCGAAGCGCGCACGATCATCGGCAAACAGCGCTCGGGTGGCCTCTTCGTAGCCAGGCAAGTCTCCGGCGAGCGCGGTCATGACCCGGTAGGTGGCTTCCTTCGCGAGGCGCACGGCTTCGCCGCCGCCGGAATCTCGTCTCGCCTGGTCGACCAGCCGGCGCAAGGCCGCCGAGGCGCCGCCGGGTTGGGCGGCGAGCCAGTCCCAGTGACGGGGCAGGAGGGTCACCTCGCGGGCGGTTACGCCGAGTTTGGGGCGGCCGCGGACGGCCTTCGCCGGCGCGGCGAAGGACGCCAGCCTTGCGAGAACGTCCTCGACCGAGCCTCGCAGGTCGAATTCCACAGGGCGACCCGTGGCGTCATGGAAGATCAGCGGCTGAGCAGCTCTGTTCGCGTGGGCGGCGCGCGCCACGGCTGATGGGTCGCCTCGCGCAATCAGTGTGACGCCAACGAAGGCCGAAAGCTTGTCAGGGGGAGAGGACATGGTTCGCGCCGACCGATCGTTATACCCGGATGAAAATACTCCACAGCGGGCCGACTGAACAGCCGTCTCAGCGGCGTCGGCGACGAGACCTCCTGTTCTTTCGTTCCGCGCCCACCAGGCCCACCAGGCCCGCCGGGCCGCGGGCAACCTTCCTGACGGAGACAAGCATATGAAGCCCTTCCATTGGCTGGACGACGCCACGGTGAAGATCACCGCCACCACAAGCGGGACCGACCGCGCCAAGCTGCTGCGGGCGCCTACGGGGGAGTTCCAGCTCGAGGTCTACAATTCGGGCGCGGCCACGGTCTTCCTACGGAAAGGCAAGGACGCGACGGTCACGGCCTCGGCCAGCAACCCTGACAAGCCCATCGCGCCGGGCGCGACAGAAGTCCTGACCGTCAACAACGATCCGACATCGCCGATCACCCACATCGCGGCGGTCACCGCGACAGGCTCGGCGGACATCTATTTCACCGTGGGCGCCGGGCTCTAGCCATGGCGCTGCACGCCGGAACTGGCAAGGGACCCGGGCATCAGAACCGGCACGTGCAAGGGGGGGGCCTGCCCGCGCTCACATTCGCGCCCGCGGCCACCCGCATCCACCCCGAAACCTACATCAAGTCCACACAGCTCGGGACGACGGACACATCCTTCGGAATTCTGTCCTTCGATTTCAAAGGCATCTGCGGTCTGCAGTCGAACCCCGGCAATGACGGCAACTTCAACGTCCACAACAAGGAAATCGTCACCACCCTCTTCCCCGGCTACCAGTCCGAAGGCGTCCAGGGCCTCAATATCGCTATCGACAACGCGGGGGGAAATGCTGGTTCGCTTCGGGTCAACTTCGCGGACCATGTGGGCAACGCGATCCTGTGCAGCGTCCCCGGGTTCCTCGCGGACAAGAACGGGGTCTTCGGCAACCTGACGATCCTATGGAGCCTGGCGATCCCTGGTTCGCGCTTCGTCAATATCCTGTGGAACGGGGTCCAGCAGACTGTCGGCTACACGGAGTATGCTGGCAGTGTGCCGGACAATATTCCCGGAAATCCGCCGGCCTCCGGTCCAGCACCCATCTCGGCCACCTTCGTTCCTTACATCTTCGCGAACGCCCGAGGCTTTGGCATCGGGCAAGATGGCGTGTCAGGGGCGCCCAACAAGAACTCCTTCGACATTGGTCGCTTCCTTCTGGACACCCACACCTCCGATGTGCTGGCAGCAAATGCAGGCGTGGCTCCGGCTTCGTTCATCCAGAAGATCTGGAACGATGGTCCGATGAACCTCGGCGTGGGCGGCGCAAACCTATTCGGAACGCAACTCGACGTGTTCCATGAGGGAGATCACACCGGCTTCATGACGGAGCAGGGCAGCAACACGGCCACTTGGTCGCTGGCCAGCCCGGAAACCTCCTGGGGCAACACCCCGGTCCTCTACGACGCCTCATTCGGCGTCGCCGGCCCGCAAGGTTCAAACCCAGCCTGCCTGTGGTCAGTGGGCGATTCACCCGGAGCCGTCGCGTCCTTCGACGTGGACAATCGCGGCTGTGGGATAGCACTCAACGATCAACTCGTGCTCTTGGTCATCACTGTCAACGCTTCCAACCTGGACAACGGCATAGCGATCGCCTCGACCGGCTGGGCGATCCCGAGCCACAGCGGTTCCGCCATGCCAGTGGTCAACGCCAGCTCGGGTGGGCGGCCCAACAACGTCGTCGCCTACGCCAAGAGGGCCACGGCCGCGGACGTGACCGCGCCGGGCCACGCTTGGGGCAACATCGGAGGAGGGGCCGCACCGCACGTCACGATGTCCATCGCGCCCGGCCGCTGCACATATCTGCTGCTGAACTACGGCCATTGCGGCGGGATCGATGACATGAGTGTAGCGATCTCAAGTCCCAATCCGAGCATTCTGCTGACGCTACCGAGCGTGATCGCCAGCGTGCCCAATACGCGGCTCATCTGTGCGATCGGCTACTACGAGACCAAGGACTATGGCCAGACGCTGCTGCCGGCGAACCAGAACCTCATTTCCAAACGCCCGAACGACCAGACCTCGGTCGCGTTCTTCCAGGTCTCGGACGAGGCGATCAGCGCCGCCGGCTCAGTTGGAACGCGCATCTGCACGGCGTCAGGCTTCACGTCCGGAAACTCCGGCGCGGCCGTCTGCATCAGCATGCTGCTGAAGCCGTAAGCCTACCGCCGTTCCACCCCCAGGCCGCCGACGCGCCGCCTGCAGGTCGGACGCCCACCACCTTCACAGGAACAGCCCGCCAAAATTCGTCCGGCGCCGAGGGTCATCCACAGGGCGGCCCTCGGCGGTAGATGGGATTCGGGCCAGGGAGATCAACCGATGACCCCTCGCGGCATCCGCAACGACAATCCTGGTAACCTCGAGCGCGGAGCCGTGAAGTGGCAGGGCATGGCGGCCGACCAGTCCGGCGACCCTCGCTTCATCGTGTTCAAGACGCCGCAATGGGGGATCCGCGCGCTGGCGAAGACCCTCTTGACCTACCAGAACCAATATGGCCTGCGGACCTTGCGCGGGATCATCAGCCGGTGGGCGCCGTCCTCGGAGAACAACACGGCGGCCTATGTCGCGGCCGTCGCGGCTAGCGTCGGCGTCAACCCCGAAGCCGAGATCGACGTGGACACTTCAGGGGTGATGATCCCGTTGGTCAGGGCGATCATCCTGCATGAGAACGGCGTGAGCCCGTACTCGGACGCGGTGATCGCCGAGGCGATCCACATGGCCGGCGTATCGGACGCGAAAGGAGCGCCGCTCGCCAGGCAGAAGCCCTTTCTGGCGCAGGTCGGAAGCGGCCTCGCGTTGCTCAGCGCCGGGGGGGCCCATCTCGCGTCCTACGCTCCCGTGGTCAAGGGCTGGGCCGATCAACTCAGCCAGTTCGCCGGCGCACCGATGATCGAGCACGCGCAGACGGTGCTGCTGACCGTCGCGGGCGGCCTCGCCATCGCCGGCATCGTCGCCACCACCTTCAATCATCTCAGGAGCGCCTGATGGACATTCTCATTGGCCTCGTGATCGTGGCCCTGGTGCTCTTGGGGGCATACGTCGTCACGCATCACAAGCCACCGGCGACGCCGAGCGGCAAGGACTTGGCGAATACCCTGGCATCGAGCGCCGAAGCCTCCTGGGAGGCGCTGAAGCGCGACCTGCCGGGCATCATCTCCGCCGAGAATGCGCAGCTGCGGCGGGATCTCGCCGAGATGTCGGCCCGCGCAGAGGACGCCGAAGCGAAGCTGGTGGCGGAAGGCCACGCACGTCTTGCGGCGCTCGCCGCCGTCAGAGACCAGGTCGCCGCCGTGATCGCCGGCATCGGGGCCCAGCCGGCGTCGGCCTTAGCCGCTCCCGTAGTCGCCGCCACCCAGGTCAGGGACGCAGCCGCGGTCCTGGCGTTCGCTCACGAGATCTCCCCGACGCCGCAGGCGTCTCAACCCTGAAAGGAAGAACTGCCCCATGTCCGCCATGGATGACGCCATGAACACCCTGCGCACAGCCTTCAATGCGGCCATCACCAAGGCCAGGGCCGACGCGGCGGGCCCGGCCGTCAGCGAACAGGAAACCGCTGACGCCGCCAAGGTCTCTGCCTTCGCAGCCGAGATTGCGCCGTCGCCGCAGGACTCCGCGCCGCAATAG